CACCGGACGCAATTCAAATAAGATAGCTACATAAACCACAATTGGGCCAGAATGTCAATCACCATTTTCGTGCGTCAATTGCTGCCTGCACACGATCCGCCGCAAGCCGCAAGTCTAGCAGCGCCATGTCTATTTCATGCTTGTCCGCATATTCCTTGTAAACCTTCTTGCCCTTGACCGTTTCGCACTTGATGCGCCCGCCGCCGTTAAGCCTAACCCATTTTGTCAGGGAGTGTAGTTCATGCACGACGAATAGTGTTATCTCCAACAGCGTCCCAAGCTCCCGCTCTATCCATTGTGCTTCGCGCCTTGCGTTAACCAGCTTAGGGCTTGGGCCATATCCATTGCCGGATGAAGGGTGTAGCAGTTTGCCGATGCTGTCTTTTACGATAGAGGAATCCGCAAGCGCCTTAATTTCTGCATAATGTGTAAGCGCAGCGTGTCTGCGGTCATCCAGTAAATTGCGCTTCAAAAGGTTGTCAATCGGCACCGCCTTGCGCCTTGCCATGCCCGAACTTTGAAAGTCGTGCATTGCCTCTTGCTCTGGCGTTGTCCGCACTGGTTTTAGCTTGACCTCCTTTGGTTCTGCGGGTTGCCGCATGTCGATTATCTTTTGTATTGAAGATAGATTTACACCCATGCCCGTTACCCCTTTGCGTAGTCTGTGGTCTGCGTCCTGCGTAACAATTCCCGCCCAATTGCATCCCGTGCCTCGCCCAGTGTGCAGCCATGCCAGCGGCTCACCCGCTCAATAGCCCCCATGCCGGTCAATTCCTCGCTTGTGCAAAAGCGCAGATCGCGCCCGTCTGCTTGCTCGGTCCAGTTGCCTTCGCCTGTGTCAATCATCTCAACCCCGCTTTCCATGCTTCCCGCGCCCAATCACGAAGCGTGGGATTGCTCCAAATATGCCCCGCCCAATCCCGTTTTGCCTTAGCCACCAGTTGCGTTCGCTTGGCTCCCGATGCTTGCTGTATTTTGCATAGGTCCACCATGAGCGTTCCTGCGTTTTTCGGTGTCTCTGCCTGTGATTTCATTAGGCAAAGTCCCCCCACCCGTTAGGGCCACACAACAGGATTCCTGACTGTGTGAAACGGATTAACCCACTGGTACATTCATTCGTGTTTACCGCACATCCGTGAACAGAAATCGGGATTAGCCTTTTTCTGCAAGGTGGATCAGACCTGGCCCCCACCGTTTTACTCCGTTGAGTATGGGCGTGGTCCCCAAATTGATGACCCAAAAAAATTGGGCCGTGGCGTTTTAAGTGCGTATATCCGGATTGCCATCCAGCGAGGCTTTCCGAGGGGCGGGTGTAACCCCCACGATACAGACAAACTAACCGCAAATGCTGCTTGTCACACAGCGCGGGTGGGCTTGGCTTTGTCCGGAAGGTAAGACCAACTCGGCGGCGATAGCTAGTTCCCAAAGCAGCTTTTTTAGCTTGCCCTCGGTGTAAAGCGCTAATTCGCATAACCGGGTTTACAGATTCCAAAGGTTCCATTATAGGACGCCCTCGGGGGTCGGCTTGGCAAGAAGTCGGCCTCTTTTTGTCTTTACCATCCTTTTCCGAGAACGGAAAGGGAACGTTCATGAATTTCCTTTCTTAAACAGCCACTTTTGATTCAAAAAGTAAATCTATCTGTGGAAAAGGTATGACATTATCCAAAGCGGCTAATTGTCGGCGAATATCATCAGCCTCATACTCCCTGCCAAGCAACACAGCGGCGCTTAGAGCGCGTTCCAGTGATGCCCGCTTGTCTACGGGAGCCGATGCTTTGAATGGTGATTGTGTAGGCGCGTTGCCAAACTTCTGGTCGCGCATAACTTGGCTATGGATCGATACAACGCGGTTAGCCCATGTCGCCTTCCAGTCACCCATCATCTTGCGAGTGCCTAGCCAATAATTGCGGAAAGCCTCAGCATGGGTCGCATAGCTTGCGGACGTCCATTGCTGGGCGCAGGATCGCGCTTGCGGTGATAATTCATCAATGCTTGGCGGTGTCCAGTCGGCGGGCATAAGCGACTTTGCAGCGGCTCCCCTACCCTTTATCACTGGCAAGGCGTCATGGGCATCCATCGCGTCTATAATCGCGCTAACGTGCTTATCCTCTAGCCCTGCGAAATGTGCAAAAGCGGCGCGGTGGAATTTCTGACCCGATGACTGGATAGCGTGCCAGCAATGAAAGACATGGCAAGTCTTTACCTTGGCTTCGGCAGCTATCATTGTCAGGCGCGGGTCAAAGGGTGTCATTTGCAGACCCTGCCCAAATAATACCGGATTGTTGTGTGATCGCGGTTCATGGCTCGGGCTGTCTCGCCCAACGTCTTGCCACTCAACATAAGCTGCGCTGCGCAGTATTTGCGGGCATCCTTTAATTTAGGACAGCGCCCGCCATATCCCCAACGCTGCAATATCTCGCGGTGAGTGAATCCGTGTTCGGCTACAATGGCGTCAATCTCTTGCAAGGTTTGTTCGCGGGGTGTCATTTCCACCCCCGTTCTTCAAGCCACTGTGCAAGCGTATCTTGTGAGCGAAAAACGCCAGCGTCATGGCCTGCCGCAGTAAGTGCAGCAAGCAACGCGTTTTGCTCGACTGACAAGCTTGAACCTGCCTTAAATTCACAGAAAGCGACCTTGCCAGCGTTCTTAGCGCTGCCGATAATTATGGCGTCCACCATACCCTTGCGGACGCCCTCTTTCTTAGCTTTCCAGCCCCCGAATTTAGTTGTTCGCGTGCCGTTAGGGATCGCCGCAAACAAGCAATCAAATTGCGTTTCGGCGCGCATTTTGCACGACGCTTGAATAGCCAGTTCGCTGGCATCTTGCGGCGCTATGCGTGGCATATCATAATGGAATGGGTAGCTCATATGCTGCGCCACCGTGGAACGGATTGCACAGCGCGTAGCTTGGCCACCTTGTCTTTAGGCCAATGCGTTCCAAACTCGCGTTTAACTAGAGCGGCAACCGTGCTGTCATCCGTTATGTAAAGGATGCTCTTTGCGTAGCTGGTGGGTGTAGCGCGGGCCTTCATGCTGCCATCTCGAACATATCAGCAGATGACTGTTCAGCTTCTTTCATGTTGCGGTTGGCTTGTTCGGCATATTCTGGCTTCAATTCGAAACCAAGATACTTGCGGCGCATACGGATCGCCTCATAGCCAGTGCTACCGATGCCGTTGAACGGGTCCATAACAACATCGCCGGGCTTTGTGTAAAGCTTGAGGCAACGCTTGATCGTGTCCAACTGTAGCGGGCAAACGTGGCGTTCATCGCCCGCGCCCTTCATGCGGTTTAAGACATTGCCTTGCTGAATATCCATCCAAACAGGCGATGCGATTTTCTGCCAGTCGTAAACGTCAAACTTGGCATCTTCGATAAGGTCCGCAAGAACGTCATCGCATGGAATTGCGCCTACCAATCCTTGACGCTGCATATATTCCAGATTTTCGCGGGCAATCTTTAGCGCGGTCTTTTCATCCGTTGGCGCTGCATGGCTAACAGGCTCTAGGTTCTCGCCATCCTTGCGAAAGAACAGCATATAATCAGGCATCCCGACGCGGTTCATAACGCTGTCTTTGCGGATCTGTTTGTAAAGCAGACCTAGCGCCTTAGTGCGCTGCATTTCGACTACAGGGTCTTTCCAGATTGTAGCGCGACCGTGATAAATTAGGCCCGCGTCTTGGTGCGCCTTAATTAGATCACCGCTAAAGTCCTGCAATCCGATTGCGCCGTGCTTACCTTTGCGCATTGGTATGTCAGTGCAGTGAACGCAGACCATGCGGCCAGTGCGGATAACGCGAGTTAATGCTTGTGCAAAAAACTTGTATTGTTCAAAAAACGCCGCGCCTTCGCCAGCGTTGCCAATGTCGCGTTCACTGTCCGAATAGACGAACAAGTCACCAAATGGCGGTGAGAAAATAGCGCAGTCAATGCTACCCTCTGGCATCGCTGCCATGCCCTCTACGCAATCGGAATTGTGGATCGCCCACCCGTTACCTTGATATTCTGGTTGTTTCATGTTATGCTGCTTTCTCGCTCTGAATCCATTCAGGGAACGCAAGGTCAATCGGACGCTCATATTTCACTCTGGTCGCCGATTGGCTTTGCGCTTTGCCCATAGCCTGTGCCATGCGCCGCTTCATTTCTTCGTGGTTACGGGACTTCATGTTTACCGTGTCCCAGACGGTGTTTTCCGTATCGGAAATTACAATGTCATTGCGCACTCGCTCGGTTTGACCAAAGCGATGCGAACGACGCGCAGCCTGATAATGCTGCTCATAAGAGAACGATATGCTGGCAAATACCGCGTGAGCGCAATGCTGCCAGTTGACGCCAAAGCCAGCCAGTTTCGGCTTGCATACGATGGCCCGATATTGACCATCTGCGAACCCTAGCAAGCGGCGTTCTTTTTCGTCTGGATCAAGTGCGCCGTGGACTTCAATCGCACCGTCCACCATCTTTGCAAGCAATGCGCTTTCGTCATTAGTCTCGCACCAGACCGTCACCGGCCTATCATGGTTTGCAAGTGACGCAGCCAGTTCGCAGCGGTCTAATATCGTGATGCGCTTTTCTTTATGGAATGAAGTTGCCGACATTTCAGGAATAGCGAAAAGCATACCCTCGTCTGCGTCGATTGATATATCCCGGCGCACCATATGAATTTGACGATCAATCTCTGGCAATATGTAGCCAGTGTCATCGCCGCCAAGATCACTAGGCAATGTTGCACAACGGCTCCAGCTTGCCACCCACTGCCAAAAGTCATCAATGGCATGGCCCTTTAAACGCCAATCCTGCGACGCTGTGGCGGTGTCATTGATAAACCACTTCGAAAGCATTTCTTGCTGCCGCATAATGCCCATAAATTCGGCATGGTTGCCAAGTTCGGTATGGTCGTTAGGGCTTGGCGTTGCGGTTGCTGCAAGGCGGTATGGCGTATCTCTGAAAGCTTCGGTTAGCCGCGTGCGTGTCTGACCTGCGAAAGATTTTAGGATGCTGCTTTCATCTAGCACGATCGCGCCAAAGCATGACGGGTCTAGCTTTTGCAGCCGTTCGTAATTGGCCACCATAACGCCCGCGCCGACTTCGGATTGTTCGCGCACTTGGCGGGCATCAATGTTAAACTTCTGCCCTTCCCGCACCATCTGCGCAGCAACAGCTAACGGCGTCAGGATTAGTGAAGGCTTGCCAGTTTCTTCTGCGCATTGACGCGCAAACTCTAACTCACAAAGCGACTTACCTAGACCTGTCTCAAGAAACAAAGCGGCGCGGCCTTTGTTTAAGGCATAATCGACCGCCACCCGTTGATGATGCTTCATCACTTCGGGCATGGGTTTAGGTTTGAACCCGTGGCTAGATTGCGTTCCAGCCTTCGCAGCAATGTATGCGCGGTATGCGTTCAGATCGACCGTCATGCACCTAGCCTCCGCACTAAATCATCCCTGCCCATTTCGCGGGCTATCTGGACGGCTACAGCGGTGCGCTTGTTGCGTGTCTCGCGTATGCGGTGACGGGTGAGGTAGCGCGATGCTACGCTTGCCAGAAACTTCACTTAGCCACCCCTGCCCGTGCTAGTGCAGCCATGCGCTTGACGGTAGCGTTAGCCCCGTCCGTTTCTTGTGCAGCTATATCAGCCAGCAATGCGCGTAGGTTGTCTATGTCGCCTTCTAGGCGGCGGTTTTCGGCTTCGGAACCTTGTAGTTCAGCTTTCAGTCTTAAATTGTGGAGCCGTAAGTTGCTGTTAGCATCGCGCAAAAACTGCCCAGATATATCTGTGTCGTTATTCGTCACAGTGTCCAAAACAGCCGTAAACGCCGCGTCGAACGCCTTGCTATACTTTGCGCGTTGCCATGCCAGATAAGCGTATGCGCTGGCTCCGATGCCTAGTGCGCCAACGGAAAAGTATATTTCGTTCATGCTCTTTGCTCCCTAATTGTCAGGCAGCGCGACTTGACCGCCGAAAGGCTTTCAAGAGCGGCGTCCACCACTGCTTCCATTTCCAGAAAATCACGGTCGTTCGGTC